TACCTAGCAGACCCAACAGCAACTGAATGGGAATTCACAAATAACGCTGACTTATCATTCTCTTCCGCAAACATCTACGGTAAGGTTTACTCTTACACAGTGATTGTTACTTTCGACGCGGGTGCTACTCTTGTAGGTGCATTTGAGAAAGACAACTTTATCACTGCTGTATCTGGTGGTGTTACTGGTCGCGTTGTTGCATGGGATGCTGAGACTCGTAAGTTAGAATTAACTATCGATGATACTGCATCTGATATCATCGAGGTAGGAGATACAATCACTGAATTGGCAAACAACTCTAACACACCTGGCTCTGCTACAGGAGACAGTGGTGTTGTATCAGGAGTTTCACGTCAGTTACGTGTTTCACTTAACCCACTATCACCTAACTTCCAACCAAACCAGACTGTTGTAGACAAAAACGCTGCAACAATCTCTATCGCTAACGTTGAGTCAGACTACGCAACACGTAGTTACGGACTAAACACAATGTGGAAAAACATTGCTGCACGTCCTACAACATCTGCATGGGTTGCAGAAAGAGGCGGACACAATGACCTAATGCACATTTTGGTTATTGATGGAGATGGATTGCTAACAGGCACACCTGGCTCAGTTGTTGAGAAGTTTACAGATGTTTCTAAAGCATCCGATGCTAAGTCACCTCAAGGTGATAACATCTATTATAAAGATGTAGTTAAAGCAAAATCACAATACCTTCTTTGGGGTAGTCATGAAACAGGAGAAGTTTATGACAAAGATGTAAATGCATCTGGTGGTTTTGGTCTATCAGGTATCAACAGAGAGTTTGACCTTATCAAGTCTTCTGTATCAATCAATGATTTAGATGACCCAACAGGCACTAACCCTCAAGCAAAACCTTTACTAGGCACAAAAAATCAAGCAACAATTAGATATGCACTACAAGGTGGAGTCGATGGATATTCTATCGCACGTCCAGAAACACTTGCAGCATATACATTGTTTAACGATGCTGAGACTATTGACCTAGACTACATCCTTATGGGGTCTAGCATGTCATCTGTTGGTGAAACAATAGCAAAGGCACAGCATGTTATTTCAATCGCTGCAGCAAGAAAAGACTGCATGGCATTTATCTCTCCACATAGAGGTGATGTTATAGGTCAACCAAGCACTGCAGACATTGTTACTAAGACTATAGATTTCTTCGACCAGTTATCTTCTACATCTTACGCTGTATTTGATAACAACTACAAGTATATCTACGACAAGTATAACGATGTATATCGTTACATTCCATGCAACGGTGACATGGCAGGACTTGTATTAAGCACAACTCTTAATCAAGAGCCATGGTTCTCTCCTGCAGGATTCAACAGAGGAAATATTCTTAACGCAATTAAACTTGCTTACTCTCCTCTAAAAGACCATAGAGACAGACTATATGCTGCAAGGGTTAACCCAATAGTAGCATTCCCAGGTGAAGGAATTATCCTCTTCGGAGATAAGACTGCACTTGGATATACATCTGCCTTTGATAGAATCAACGTCAGACGTCTATTCCTTGTGATTGAGGAAGCAATCTCTGATGCTGCTAAGAATCAACTATTTGAATTAAACGATGAGTTTACTCGCCAACAATTCAAAAACATAGTTGAGCCATTCCTTCGCTCCGTCCAGTCAAGGCGCGGTGTCGTGGACTTCTTAGTTGTCTGTGATGACTCAAACAACCCACCTGAGGCTATAGATAGAGGTGAATTCTTCGCTGAAATCTTCGTGAAGCCTACAAGGTCAATCAACTTTATCACTCTAACATTCACCGCAACTAGGACTGGTTCTAGTTTCTCTGAAATCGTTAATTAATTCTAGGAGCATCTAACTAATGTCTAAACAATTTTCTAGTTTGCCTATAACCGATTTCCGAAATAGAATCGGTGACTTGGCACGTCCTAATCTGTTTCATATTGAAATGGGTTTTCCCGAGATAGCATCTCAAAATCCATTCATCGGTGGTGAGCCTGGCTCAGTTGCAGATGTTGAGCAAGCACTAGCGGGAACTGGAGACACACAGGGACAATCAAATGCAGTCACAGCTGGTATCACAACTGTGCTTGCAAAGGCAGCAAACATTCCTGCCTCAACAGTCGGTGTAATTGACGTCCCTTACAGAGGTCGTGTTTTAAAAATTGCAGGAGACCGCACATTCGAGCCATGGACAGTTACAGTCCTTAATGATGCAGGATTTGCACTTCGCTCTAAGTTTGAAGCATGGTCAACAAACATCCAAGCACTACAGCAAAACTTACAGAATACATCAAACCCAGCTGGTTACTGTGCTGACGCTCTTGTCAGACAGTTTGACCGTCAAGGTAATCCTGTAAGGTCTTACAAGTTTGCTCAGATATGGCCTAGTAACGTATCTGCTATTGATTTAGCATGGGATAGCAACGATACTCCTGAGGAGTATACCGTTGAATTCCAAGTACAATACTGGACTTATGCAGGAGATACAAACTTAGGACACGGTAAGGACAAATAAGCTATAGATTTTTTACCTAATCTGTGGTATAATAAATAAAAATATAATAGTAGCGGAAAAAAGGAATGACGCAATTATTTGGTTATTCACTTGAGCGCAAGAAGAAGGAATCCCAGAAGGGTCCTTCTTTTGTGCATAAAGATAGTGATGATGCAGCGCAACCCATAGTAGCGGGTGGTTATTTTGGGCAGTACGTTGACCTAGGTGACTCCGCAAACAAGTCTAATGAAGTAGAATTAATCGGTAGATACCGTGAAATGTCTCTTCATCCAGAAGCGGATGCTGCTATCAGTGATATCACCAACGAAGCAATCGCGGGTGATTTAGATGACCACCCTGTAGATATTGAATTATCTAACCTACCAGTTTCACAAAGCGTAAAGAATAGACTTCGTGAGGAGTTTGAAAACATATTATCTTTACTAGATTTTGACAGACGAGCATACGATATTTTCCGTAGATGGTATATCGATGGTCGTCTTTTCTATCATAAGATGATAGACCCAGAAGACCCTAAGAAAGGTATTACTGAGTTAAGGTATATTGACCCTCGTAAGATTAAAAAAGTAATCGAATACGATAAACCAAAAGACCGTATATCACCTGTAGACCCACAGGTAAATGCGCTTATACCTAAGGCAGTTGAGTATTTTATATACAGTCCAAAGGGATTACGTGGATATGAAAATCAAGGTATAAAGATTGCCACAGATGCTATTTGTTTCTGTCACTCAGGACAAATGGATATGCAACGCAACTATGTGTTGTCACATCTACACAAAGCTATCAAAGCACTTAATCAACTACGTATGATTGAGGATAGTTTGGTGATATATAGATTGTCTCGCGCACCTGAGCGTCGGATTTTCTATATTGATGTAGGTAATTTACCTAAACAAAAAGCAGAGCAATACCTCCGTGAGGTCATGGCTCGCTATAGAAATAAATTAGTATACAATGCAGACACAGGAGAGATAAGAGATGACAAAAAATTCATGTCAATGCTCGAAGACTTCTGGTTACCACGAAGAGAAGGAGGACGAGGTACTGAAATCTCTACGCTCCCAGGTGGACAAAATCTTGGAGAACTTGAGGACGTCAAGTACTTCCAGAAGAAACTCTACCGCTCACTCAACGTACCCGAGTCACGCTTAGAATCTGATTCCGCATTTAATGTTGGAAGAAGTGCTGAGATTACAAGAGACGAAGTAAAATTCCAGAAATTTGTAGTCAGATTGCGCAAAAGATTCTCTGATTTATTCAATGACCTCCTAAGAACTCAAGTCGTTTTAAAGGGTATCTTTACTCTTGAAGAATGGGATGAGATGAAGGAGCATATACAGTATGATTTCATCGCTGATAATTACTTCTCTGAATTAAAAGAGCAAGAAATACAGAATGCACGTATGGCATTACTGCAGCAGATGGACCCATTTGTAGGTCGTTACTTCTCCTTAGAATACTTACGCAAGCAAGTATTGAAGCAACCAGAAGCACTATTTCAAGAAATGGATAAGCAGATGGAAGCAGAAATTAAGGAAGGTAAGTCTATTGACCCATTGGCAATGCCTGCTATGGAGCATGAGCAGATGGCAATGAGTTTGCAACCTGAGCCTCCCGACCCTGCGGAGCAAGGAATCAAGCCTGCGGACTACAAAAAGGGAGATATATAAATAATTATTACGATACTATAACATTATGCCAACACAAGCCGCTCAAGATATAGTTAATGCGCTATTCGCGGGTCAAAAAGACCTCTCGGATTACGTTGCAACTGGTATGAACGCTGCTGCTGTTAAAGCTGTGGACGATAAAAAGCAGGATGTAGGTAAAACTATGTTTGCTCCTCAGGAAGAAGGTCCTGAAAATACAGAGCAACCAGAAGATGCTGAAGCCCCTGTTGCACAAACACCAGAGGAAACCCCAGATGAAACTGATTCGGGAAGAGATTGAAACTTGTAAAGTAGTTATCACAGAAGGTAAGAATGGTAGAAAAAACCATTTTACCGAAGGTGTGTTTCTACAAGGAGCAATCAAAAATCGTAACGGACGCATGTATCCTGTCAATACTCTTCAAAGAGAGGTTGCTAAATACAATGAGTCTTACATTAAGGCGGGACGCTCACTTGGTGAGTTAGGTCATCCTGATGGTCCTACTATCAATCTTGACCGTGTTTCACATTTGATTACTTCTCTTAAACAAGAAGGAAACAACTTTGTAGGAAAAGCAAGAATCTTAGACACACCTATGGGTAATATTGCTAAGAGTCTTTTAGATGAAGGAGTAAAACTTGGTGTATCCTCAAGAGGATTGGGGTCAATCAAAGAAGAAAACGGTTTAAAAATCGTTGCTGACGACTTCATGCTTGCAACTGCTGCTGATATAGTAGCAGACCCTTCTGCCCCAGACGCTTTTGTCAATGGGATTATGGAAGGAAGAGAGTGGGTCTATGCGGGTGGTGCTATACACGAGCAAACAATAGACCAGATTAGAGGAAGAATTAACAATGCTGCGCAAAACCAGATGGAAGAAATCAAACTTTCCGCGTTTCAACGGCTACTAAAATCTTTCTAAGTATAAATAAATATAGCAAATAGCTTACAATTTTAGATTTCGGAGACTACAATGTCAACAGAGAACAAAACTCTAGATGAATCGAGTGTAACCGCAAATGCCAAGCCAGGCGAACCGATGCCCAAGCTGGGTGCTGACGGTAGTAGTCTTGCGGGCATCCAAGACCTAGGCGGTCCTACTCCATTCAACAGCAAACCAGACGACGACAGCAACAAAATGAAAACTGTTGCGGGTGGTAATGCTGCTGCACCTACAACTAAACCATCTGACGCATCATCTGCGACAGCAACATGGTCAGATAAAGGTGATGTAAAAGCAGGACACGAGCCAGAAGGTGAGGTTATTGCTGAAGACGAAAAAGAAGAAAGAGCAGTCATTGAAGTTGACCTTTCTGCTGACGTCGCTGCACTTACCGAAGGTGAAAACCTCAGTGAGGAATTCAAAGATAAAGCAAAAACAATCTTTGAAGCTGCTGTAGTTTCTCGTTTAAACGAAGAGCTAGACCGTATGCACGAGGAGTACGCTAAAGTCCTCGAAGAAGAAATTGATTCAGTCAAGAAAGACCTTGCAGAAAAGGTCGATGAGTATCTTACTTATTCTGTATCACAGTGGATGGAGAAAAACAATCTCGCTGTTGAAGCAGGAATCAAGCAAGAGATGGCAACATCCGTATTGGATGGAATCAAACAAGTTTTCGTTGAGAATTTCATAGAAATTCCTGACGAGAAAGTTGACCTTGTTGATGAATTACAAGGACAACTTAATAGTATGGAAGAAAAACTCAACGAGTCGATTGAAGAAAACGTCGGATTGTCTAAGCAAGTCGGCAACTATATCAAGAATGGGATTGTGACAGAAATCGCAGAGGGCTTAAGTCTCTCTCAGAAGGAGAAACTTATTTCTCTAGCGGAAGCTGTTGAGTTTGAGAATGAAGAATCTTTCCGTGAGAAAGTTTCTACTTTACGTGAATCTTATTTCTCTACAAAACCTGAGACAAAAGGTACTGCTGAAACAGTAACTGAGTCTAAAGAGGTAGCAGAAACACCCGCAACTGATTCAATGTCAGCATACGTGCAGGCAATCAGTCGTTGGGGCAAGTAAACAAATCCACTAAATCCAAATGTTTAACGCAGAACATCTACAGGAGAAGTGGGCTCCTATTCTAGAACATAACGAAATCGAAGCGATTTCCGACAAGTATAGAAAATCGGTGACCTCAGTCCTCCTTGAGAATCAAGAGAGATTCTTGAAAGAAGAAAGAGGATTAGTAACTGAAGCAGCACCTACCAACTCTCTTGGTGGTACTGGTTTCTCTGGTGGTAGCACAGCTACAGGTCCAGTTGCAGGTTTTGACCCAGTATTAATCAGCTTAATTCGTCGTAGTATGCCTAAGCTTATTGCTTACGACATTTGCGGTGTGCAACCAATGACAGGTCCTACAGGACTTATCTTTGCAATGCGCTCCACAAAAGGCACAAACAGAGACATCAACAACAGTGCAGTTGAAACATTCTTCAACGAAGTTGACACTGAGCATTCTTCAGAGAATAGCAGTGATGGTCTCGCTTCAAACGATATGACAGGTTCTAACCCAGGTCTACTCGCTGACGGTGCAGGAAACTACACAATCGGTGGACAGGGTATGACAACTGCTCAGTCTGAAGCACTTGGTGACGGTAGCACAAACCATTTCAACGAAATGGGTTTCTCAATCGAGAAAGTAACAGTTACTGCTAAATCAAGAGCCCTAAAGGCAGAGTACAGTTTAGAGCTTGCTCAAGACTTGAAAGCAGTTCACGGACTAGACGCTGAGTCTGAATTAGCAAACATCCTTTCAACAGAAGTGCTTGCTGAAATCAACCGTGAAGTTGTAAGAACAGTCTACAAAATCGCTCGCCCAGGTGCTCAGAATAACACAGCAACTGCTGGTACATTCGACCTAGACGTTGACTCAAATGGTAGATGGTCAGTTGAGAAATTCAAGGGACTATTATTCCAGATTGAAAGAGATATGAATGCTATCGGGCATGAAACTCGTCGTGGAAAGGGTAACATCCTCATCTGCTCTGCAGACGTGGCTAGTGCTCTATCAATGGCTGGTGTGCTTGATTACACTCCTGCTCTTGCAGGCAACAGCAACCTACTTCCTGATGACAATAGCAGCACACTTGCTGGTACTCTTAACGGAAGAATCAAGGTTTATGTTGACCCATATTCAGCAAACGTAAGTGACAATCACTTCTATGTTGCAGGATATAAAGGTAGTAGCGCATACGACGCAGGACTATTCTATTGTCCTTACGTGCCTCTACAAATGGTCAGAGCCGTTGGTCAGGATACATTCCAACCAAAAATTGGCTTTAAGACTCGTTACGGAATGGTTGCAAACCCATTCGCTGAGGGTCTTACACAAGGTCAAGGTGCTCTTACATCTAACGCAAACCGTTACTACAGAAGAGTAAAGGTAACAAACCTAATGTAAGCGAGATGCTTATATTTCTTAAAGACACTCTTTACAGGGTGTCTTTTTTTATGCTATAATAGATGCCATGAAAAAACTTTGGAGAATTTGGGCGAAAGCGTTAGGTGACAAATCTGGGACTTCTGATAGGGAGGCAGACTTTGTTGCTGCAATTCGCACTCTAATCTTTATACAGTTAGTAGTGACAAACTGTTTTATCGTAGCAGGAAATATTAGGCATTGGAATGACCATCATATACCTCCTTCATACCAGTTAGAAAACTTTATGACAGAGTCTAAAGATGAGTAAATAATTAAGAGAATTGGAGACTGGTCCGATGCACCCTAATTTCTTTGTGAAGTAAACATTATGGGAGTCCACCATGCACAACCTAGTATCGTTTAACCAACGATGGCAACACAAGATGACGTCTACTAACGACGAGGACAAAATAGACGAATATTACGAATGTTTAATAGAATGTACAGATACACAGTCCTCATGTAAACGTATCTGCAGTAGCATTCTCATGTGAGAATACACTGACACTGTAACGAGACCGCACTCTAGGGGTGCGGTTTTTTTTATAAGTAGTTAGAATATCTAATTTACATATGGAGCTCAAATACGTGGGTAGAGGACGAGTTACTAAGATAGAGATGAAGGCTCGTCTCATAAAATTAAAGAATGATTTGTATAACGGTAGATATCATGGTGCATCAGAGGAATGGATAGAAGGGTCTCATTATCAACTAAATAGTATGCTAGCTATAATAGACGAATACAACACATGATGGAAGAAGACGAGTATTTCGATGAAAATTTAGGTCTAGTATATCCTAAGGAAGAGTACGATGGCGACTTGGAATCAACAGATAGAGAATAGAAACTTCTTATCCCCTATAGGGTTTAAGTTACTGTTAGCAAAATACCCTAAGGTGGTATATTTTGCGCAGTCTGCAAATATTCCTGCCATAAATGCTAACGCACAACAGCAACCAACACCATATAGACCACTACCTTTAGATGGTTTTATATCATATGACCCATTAAATCTAACATTCCTCATCGATGAGGACTTACAGAATTATCTAATCCTCCATAACTGGATTCGTGGTCTAGGTACACCTGATAGCGTAGTAGATAGGGAAGAGTTTGTGCAGAAGAATAAAGTATTGAATAATGATGACGATAATATACTTGCTGACGCTACACTGGCAGTATTAAATAGTAATTTTCAATCAAATTTCTTCGTAGTATTCAAAGGTATTCAACCAGTATCCTTGTCAGCATTGGAATTTAATGCTACAATAGATGGTACAGAATACGCTACCGCAAGTGCATCTTTCCAATTTCTATCATATGAAATAAGGAAAGGAGAGCAAAGCAGTAGAGATAAAACCCTCAACTAAATGAAACTGACCCAAGAAGTCATTGACAAAATCCAAAAAGCAATGCTACACAAGAAGAAAGATGGTAGCATCAACTGGAAAGATACTGATGAAATTGAAGTGCAACTAGCAGGGACGTTTGCTGCTGACAGATTTATTGTCATCAAGAATAAAACTAAAGACCCTGTTGTAAGTGCTGCACCTCATCCTGATTTCGATTACGAAAAGAAGGTCTTTACTAAAGATGGTAGAGAAGAGTATATGAAAGAATATGCAACTAAAAGGTTGCATGATGATATAAAGAAA